ATATTCCCATCTAAAGTGTTAGATACTGAACCTTCCCTTGAGATACGTTCATCTGCTGGCCCTTCGGGCCCAGCGATGGCGTCTGTTCTCCATGAATCCCATTTATTGCCCGAATCACTTGTGAATTCACTTCGTGTTTTCGTAGGTGATGAGGGTAATGAGGTAATGGAGACTCTTCTCAAGTTAAGGAGGAGCCCTATTGATCATCTCGATGTCTCAAGCTTCTATGATGGCCCTTTAAGAAATTCTTTTAGGCGCCTAACAGTAGTTGAAGACAAAGAGTTGAAAAATAGGGTGGTTGCCCTATTTGATTACTGGTCTCAATCCTGTCTTAAGCCGTTTCACTCTTTCGTGATGGAAGCTTTGAAGCGTATTGAGTCAGATTGTACCTTTGATCAGATCTCGTATAAGGAAAAGATTCTATCTGAATCTGGACCTTTTTATTCTTACGACTTAAAGAGTGCAACCGATCTTATGCCTGTTTCTTTACAGGTTCGGATCGTGTCAGCTCTCTTAGGTCCTGAGAAGGCTTCTGCTTGATATGATATCATGGTTGGCTATGGTTTTGATAATGAGGAATCTCCTGATTCCATATTTTATAAAACCGGTCAACCTATGGGTGCATATTCAAGCTGGGCTATGATGTCACTTACTCATCATCTTATAGTTCATACAGCTGCGAAGCGTTCTGCTTCACCGCTTAAATATGTTCTTTTGGGTGATGATATAGTAATAGTCGGTGACTCCCTTGCTACAGAGTATCGAAAGATCATTGAGTCACTAGGGATGGAAATTAATTTCCAGAAAACACTTGTAAGTACAGACTCTTTTGAGTTTGTCAAGCGTTTTCACTCCCGTGGTGTCGATCTTTCTGCTTTGCCTATCGGTTCTCTCCTTCACGCCCGTACTCAGTACTGGCTATGAGGTGATTTCCTGAAGCAAAGTTTACAACGTGGCTTTTCTGTATCTAGTAAGTTTGATGGCCTAGAACATTTATTTAAGTTATTAGGTGTTTCGAAACAAAGGAAAAGGGTATATTTGGTCAATCAAGTAAAGAATTTCTTTACCAGTATTGATCCTTATGAATTCATGTCAAGAGATGATTTTAAAGCTAAAGCTATAAAGCATCTCAAGCTTGATTATCCCTTTTCATGTAATATACGTTCAGATTATGTTTTTAGTTTTCTAATGGAGCTTTTACTCCATTGTCAACTTGAAGACATACATAAGAATGTAG